TGTTACGTGATCTGAGAGGTCTACCGAGTTAAGGGTTACGACCACTCCATTTGATAAGAATACGGCCATTGACCTATTCCTCGCTTTCAGTAGTTGGTGTTGGTGTTGGTTTTTCTTTTGCTACTTTAATCGGTGCAGACTCGTCTACGATTTGCCCGATCTTTCGCAAAAACTTTAGGTCGTCCTCTGTATATGGCATTAGTTAGCTCCAGCTCGTGAGAATTGATATACGGAAATCGGCCGTTAGTAGCGTGCCACTTTGTACGTCCAGTACGGTAGGCGCTGACATACTGCCAATATTCATTACGATAGTAGAGGCAGCAAGTTTATTAAAAACTGCTACCGCTAGGGTTTCAATCCCGTTTAGGTTGCCTTGATTGTCAAGCATCGGCACCGTCAAAATAATCTTAAAATTAGCCATAGGCGAGATAGTTGCGTAGGTGTTATTGCTCGGTGTTATGTAAGGATCATCGGGTACGACGATAACGCTATTAGCCGTGATAGTTGGAGGAGGAAAACTATAGGTATTCCAAGAGTTAGGAGTATCTAAAGCTGCAGCTAGTGAGGCACGTAGGGTAGTTATCGCGGCAGCCATTTAGCCCACCATAGAATTAGGATTTTGGTAGCCGGCTATGAGCCCTCTGATTTTGCCGATCATTGAGTTACCCATCCGATAGGGACTAGGGCTAAGGCCGTCGATCGACACGCCGCCAGTCTGTGAGACTTGGCGAGCTTGGAAAATATCTACTGCAAGGATCATCGCTGCCTCACGGATAGCCGGAGTCGTAGCGTAAGAATTGGTTTTAGTATCTGCTCCTACGGCTGAGCCATAAGGTAGTACGCGCTGAAAATTGACGTTAGCGGCAGTCTTAGCGAATTGAATAAAGCTGTAACCATTAGGCCAATTAAAGTAAGTGTTATTCCATACGATCGAGGGTAGCTGTGATGTAGTGCCAGCTGACCAAGGAATCGTACCGGTGATCGTGTAAGTGCCGTTAAAAGTTGAGCCGCACCCACTCAAGGTTACGCTCTGGCCTGTAGTAAAGATCATCGGATTAGCGATCATCGCAGTAGCTACGTTATTTTGCAGAGTTACGCCGACTACTGGAGCTGATGCAAACCACAAAAATTGATTTAGGAGATCCTGCGCCGTTTGGCAGCACGTCTCGACTATATCGCTCGAGTAAAGATTTTCGATACCAAGGTTAGCGCGTAGCTCTGCCTCGGTGACGTATGTAGCCGGCATCTCTTTACTCCTATCTTAAAAGAGGCCGGTAGGGCTCAAAGGGCTAAGAGCCCTACCGACTATTAGGTTTTTTGCTTACGCCTTTAGGTATCTAACAATACCGTTAGGCATTTTTGCGATAGTTGCCATAAATCCGTAGATCGCTACTTGTACTTGTAGGTTCGATACTACGTTTACTGACATATAAGCCTGTGGGCTACGGTAAACCGTAAACGCTTCTGGAGCCAAAATTAGCGCTGAAGAATCGTCTACTGTGGTTTCTGTGAAGTTTTTGTCCACGTACAAATCTAACCCGAGAACATTACCTCGGATCGACTGTGGGCCTACCTGTCCGGCCGCGTTCATCGGCTGGATGGCATTGTAAATTGGTCGCTTTGTGGTATCTGTCGCGCCCATTAGTAGCTGCCATTGTGCGGCATTACCTACGTAGTTCTGAGCAAAGTAACCGGTGTTTTTGTAAATAGCTGCTGCAGCTTGTGAAGTAAAAGCAATAACTCCATCGCTATCAGCTGTTGTAGGTGTCGAACCTGTACTAGCTGTTAGTAGTGCATTTACTACGGCTGTGTCGATAGTAGTTAGGTATGCGTTCTGTAACTGTTGTGTTAGCTCTGCATAGAAGTTTGGATCGCTTCTCTCGAGAAGCTCTATCGAGATGGTGCCCATTCCACTGTACTTCTGAACAGTTCCCGTAAGATACGCGCTCTGCATATCTGTATTAGATACTGCGCCGTTTTCTGCTTCTACTGTAACGGTAGGCGCTACGCCTGTACCGCCACCAGCTGCAGTAACGAGTGAGGGAACATTTATGGTCATACCCTGTGCCGGCAAAACGCCTTGAGAACAAGCATCGATCGCAGGTGTACCAAAACGTGTATTAGTTACAAATTCTTGTAGGTACTGAGTAGGGTTAAACGCTGGGTTTCCAGCAAAATCATCAGCTGCGGTTACGTAGAGCTTTGATTCATCGCTACCTAGTGCAGCTTTGATTTTGTGCTCTGTATATGTAGCCATCGATGTAATAGGTGTGCGTACTCTTTGTGAATCGAGCACGGATGGACGGATGATCTTACGAGCTGCCTCGACTTTTTCAGCCTCGGCCGGTGCATCTACCGGAGTATCGTCCGGTGTATTTTCTGGGGCTGTAGTCACAGCTTCCTCACTTTCGGTTTCTGTTTCGGTTTCGATCTCTACGATAGTCGTAGAAATAGTAGTAGTTTTTTCTTTTGTACTTGTCGCAGCTTCTAACTCTGCACGTGCGGCCATAATTTCATCGACTGAGGCACTAGCAAAGGCGGCACTCTCGACAAGTGATACCTCTTTTAGGACTGCCGCAGTGACGAGCAGGTAATCGCCCATAGGCTTAGAGGCGGTTACATCCACCCCTACGGATAAGCCCGAGACTAAATTTTCCTGCGCAAGGAGTAAAGCATCCTGTCCCCGGGAGCTCATACTCAAACGAAAGGAACCATAAACTCCGGCCGTAGAATCACTAAACGAAATCGCTCGCCCTACTGGCTTATCTTGTTGATGCTGCGATAGTAATTTTATATTGGCTGCATCGGGAATAGCGATCGAGCCTCGCTCGAAAACTACCGGGCCTGCGCTTGTGTGCCCAACCTCGCCATAAGGTGCGACAAGGCCCGACACAATACGGCGCTCTGTATCTGCAGCTTGGATTTCTTGACTAAACGTTAGTAGCACTTGCATCTCCTAGCGGTGTTAGTTGTTCCATTTGTCGAGCTTGGTTTACATCGATTAAATCAAGATTAAGCATTTTCTCTATAATCTCTAAACGATCTTTTGCATCAACACGTAAAAACGTGTCGTCTACCGCGAAACGCACCTGATTTGAGCTATTTGTTATGTCGTTCATACTGAGCCTGTCCTCAATAGCGCTTATATAAGGCTGCAGAGAATAAGCTACAAACTCTTTACGACCATCTAAAATATTTTGGTAAGTCATAGAATTATTCATATCGGCAGATAGATACGCCGCCGGTACGTTCATAGCGCGAGCGATCTCAGTAGCTAAGTACTGTGATGCTTCTGTATACATCATATCCTTAGGACTAAACCCAATATTTTCTGCAGTGAGAGTAGAAGTTAAATACGCCGTACTGCGATTTTTTCTAGCCGAGTTCCATCCGGCTAAAATTCCTTGGATCTGTGTTTCGGGTAGATCCGCACCATTATTTTTTAAGATTGTAGTAGCCATTGGAGTAGCGGCGCTTACCGCGCTCGCTCTTTGTATATCCCACGCAGCTTTAATAGTAGTGCCGGCAGTCTGTAGTACTCCTGGTATCAACGATTGAAAAGTAACGAGCGATCCGATACCAGCCATAGGTACGAGATTGCCATCTACAAAATAATCTTTAATCTCTGTACCGTATTGGTTAGTGGTATATGTAACGCGATTATTAGCGACCCACTCAAAGCCGGACGGTCTTCCATCGTCGGCATATAATGAGGTCGTTCTCCAGTACGCAACGGAATAAAAAATTAACGAGTCTACGGTAGCGCTAATAGTTACGCTGCGAGGCTGGCGTAAATCTGGCTGCTCTAGCCATACCGGAGAGCCTAATTTTTCTCCTGTTGATTTTTTGTATAGTGCTAAATCGATAGAAGAAATAACTCCTGCGATCAAGTTACGACAGCGACTAACGCTGGCAACTTGTAGTGCAAAATTACGATCGATACCTACGCCGTTATAACCAAAAGCGCTATTAGTATTAAACGATCCGTAGCCGTATGTAGTATCCATAACGGCCGGGGCATACTGAGCCTCGATAGTCGGCTTACCAGCTGACTTAAAGCCTAGAGTTTGTAATAGTCCCATAGTGTCCATTTTCCCATATTGTCAAGCATTAATACCGCTATGTACCGCGTGTCTAAACGTATACTTTAGCCTCACCTAGAGGCTGAGTAAGTACGTGTACGACCATACTTAAACCGATCGCAATATCAACGGGCCCGGCTGATTTTCTTCGGACGATTCTCCAGCTCGCATCGCTTTCTTTAGCCGCGCAGTTAGCCATAGAGGTAACGAGCTCATCTTGGCCCGAGTGCACGAGCCTACGATTAGACAGAGCCTCGTAGAGATCGCCGCTCGCCTGATACCCCTTAGTGCCGGATATGTCGAGTATCTGTATGCCGTTTACCTCGAGGCGCTTAGCGATTGAGGCCGTAGTGTACTTGTCGTAACAGACTGATCTCGGATAATAAATCTTGGCCCATTTAGCAATAGCGTTAGCTACAAAGAGCTCGTCTATAGATACGTCTGAGTGGAATATTTCGAGCACGGCTACGCCTATGCGACCGTCTGCAAGGACTTGGCCCATTACGAGCGACCCATCTCGCCTCGACGGTGCCACGTCAAAGGCAAAAATAGTAAGAGGCCCGGGCGTAAGTTTGAGATCCTTATCGCCGGACTCCTCGACGGAAAGGTGCGGCCAAGGTGAGGCGGTCGAGGTTATCCACATACAAAGCATCTCGGTTTTTGTAGTTTCGATCGGTTGAGTAGCTACCGCCTCCTCAAGTGCCTCCTCGGTTACGGTATAGCCCAGCGCTGGGTTAGCCATCGCCCATCCGGCACGATCTGTAATTTTAGAAAAGGGAGGAGCCGAGTACTCATAAAAGCCAAAGGTAGGAGGAGGACTAGAGAGAGCTCTTTCGCGTAAGTCATTAAGTACCGTGCTAAAGCTATCTCCAGCGTTTGACGTGTATAAGCTCTGGCTATTCATTTTGGCACGAGTGGTAGGCGTAGCTGCACGATAGCCCTCCTCGCTGATTTCACGTAGCTCATCAATATACAAAAAGGAGGCAGTACGGCCACGAGATCCATCACGGGTAGCCGCTACTACGTCGAGCCGGTGTCCATTTTTAAGCTCTATAGACTCGGTGCCATTGGCGTACCGGATCTGTTTAACCTGCCGCTTGAGCTCGTCCGAGTTCTCTATGGCGTAAGCCACTTGTCTAAAGGTGTCTAAAGCCATCGATCTATTAGAGCTCATAATAAGGACGTTAGGGCTATCAAATAAAAACATATGGCCCAGCATCATCATACGCGCGAGGTGAGTCTTACCCTGTTGCCTAGACGTAAGTACGAGGTTTGTCTTCCGGATAAACATATTATTTTCGTCTACCGAGGTCATATCCCTAATTACGAAATCTTGCCAAGGTAAAAGAGGCAGGCCGATACTCTCGGCAAGCTGCGCGATCTCATCGCCCCGGTTTGGGCCGTCAAGGTACGGACTATGTAGGCGAGGCTCAGTAGCCCCATAGCGAGGCGTTTTAGTTTCGGTCATAGTCCTATCAGTCCTGCCCAGTCTGGCCCACACACGGACCGCTAGGGACTGTACCAGTGGTGATCGGGGAGGTATAGGTCGGAAAGGCAGGGGGGGTAGAAACGCGTGCTAAAAAAACGCCCTGTGAGCGTGATCCTTTAGCGCTATTGCATCGCTTGCAGCAGGCTATTAGGTTCTCAGGATTGACCGGATCGCCCCCATTTTTTATGCTTACTATGTGATCGACGGTATTAGCATCTTGTCCGCAGTAATAGCAGACATAACCATCTCGAGCTAGGACTATCAGCCTTACCTTTTTGTAGTCTTTGCTTACTCGAGGATCTTGCCTACCTCTAACCATTAGTAATGACCAGTCCTCTTATGATGTGACCAAGCTTTACATACCGTACCGTACCTATGCTTAATGTACTTAAGTCCTAAGTCTATCTGGATGTATGGATCTCTAGCCTTTAGCTTAAGCAGCTGAGGTATCCCGTAGGCAGTGCTCTTAGGGTTATCTGCTCGAGGATTCCAATTACTCTCACGATTCCAGAGATATACAAGGCATTGATACTCATTAGCATTATGTAGCTTTATATGTGCATAGAGCTTGTAGTTATTAACATCTCTTGCAGTACTTACCGCTATTGCCTGAGGGCTATTGACAAATAGCAATAGACCGGCCACCAACGCTATACATCGCCTGCGAGCTATCCGCCTCAGCGGCTCGCCTGCGAGTGTAAAGCGTAATCCCTTGTCAAGTACATTGGCAAATATGTGCATAACTTGAGCGTACTCCCTGCGTGTCATCCACACCTTTTGACTGCCTGTGGATAACTCCTGTGGATAACTATTACTCATAGTCAGGCTCATCTATTTGGTATGGCTGAGCTCCTGACGGTACCAAGTGCATACTAGTAACGCACCTTTTGCAGTGTGGAATCGCATAAAAGGCAAACTTACCTACGGTTATAGTTTTAGTGACTCCACAAATAACGCATCGGTATAAGTGCTCGCTCATTGGTGACCCCATCCAGTGCCCTTAAAGCTTACTCCGGGCACACTGTAAACCTGCCTCATAGTTAGGTTGCAGCATAGAGGCGCTACGTTTTCGCCTATTGGCTGATTAGTCTCGTATCTAATATTGCAGCTGATGCACTCGTATTCATAGGTTGGCATCGCTAGGCTCCTCGACCATACATACGCCAATTACCCCACACTTAGTGCACTGCAGGGTTTTAACGTATGGCGGTAGGTTATCCGTGATAATGCGCTCGATCTGATCTGTGACCTTTTTACACGCTCTGCACTCGTATTTATAGATAGTCATAGCTTGCATACCTCGCATAACCATAGTACGACCTCGTTACCGGTATTAGTGACCGTTAGGCCATTATCCGGGCTGCACTGCTTATGGCACCCGTCGCACTCGATCGCTACTTTGCTCGTTACGTCGCCGTTATCGTGGATCGTCGTAGCTATACCCTGCTTAATAAACGTCATTTCTCCCATTAGAGCTTTACCGCCTTATCTATGTGTAGGAGCGCTACCTTTTTATCTATTACTGGCCCGTTATCGACGGTGCTAGAGGGTAAGCGCTTAGTACTGAAAGTAACCGTTATTTTGCGTAGGTTAAACGCGTATATGCCTTTAGGCGTTGAGTTGATGTAGAAAGGCGTAAAGCCGAGATCGTTAGCTCTATCCATAAGTGACTCGTATTTATCTTTCTCAAGTATGAGCTCGTCATAATGCGTATGCCGGCATTTAAGCTCGATCGTGAGCCGATAGCCATTACTCGTAGCATCTATGTACTCGTACGTGTGCTCGGACTTGACTAGATCCTCAAGGTACGTGGCCTTTATGTAATCAAATAGGCCCTGCTCGGTCATAGCTTTAACGCATCCTCACAACGTTTACAAAACGCTAGAACTAAACCATCCTCGCGTACATAATCGTTTATATGTACCTCGTTATCGCATTTATAGCAATTACCTACCCCGCCATATCCGTCAAAACTATAAGTATGGCCGTCTGGTGACCTATAAATATCTTTAGGGTTTATAGTCATACTTGATCCTTCCACTTACCATCACTGCCCAGTACTTGCCATATCGGGTCACATTGAGTGTTTTTGTTATTCTGAGTGCATCGCCACGCGGCCCAGTCTTTACCGGTCTTAGAGCTCTTGCCCTCAGCCCATACTCTCGTACCGTGTACGCATCGAGGAGGCTCGCCCGGTAATTCACCGCCTAGCCCTTGTTGGATCTCAGCGATAGCGGTAGCCATCGTAGAGATACCTTCACTAGCTGCTTTAGTGGCCCAAGGATCAGCCGTTACATCTTTTGCGTACTGGACCTTTTCCATATCCTCACGGCTTGGCCTCTCGGCGCTTGGGGTTAAAAGCTTTATAGCCCTAGTAATTGCACTTGTTTCTGTATCCTCTATAAACCATCTTTTCATATGAGGAGGATAAAACTCTACGTTACCGTAAGCCGTACTCGAAGCACTAGGATAAACATCCTCATACTCTCGATAGACATCGCATCGGTATAGGACGTAGCCCTTAATTAGATCCCAATCAAGTAACACCGGGATAATACGCCCACTAGGAAATTCTGCCCTAAAGCGCTTGATCGAGTCATTAGCTAACTCGTAACCATCGAGGGCCGCCATTATCGGACCAAGCCTTTATCTTTGAGAGCTTGAGCTATAGCTCGACCTCTGAGGTATCCCTCGCTATGGCCTTCTCGATATCCCATCGTGTATGCAGCTTTAATAAACGCTGCCATAATGCCCGTTACTGTAAAGATTATTAAAAAGTCTGCACTGTTCATATATCGCCCTTTGTTAAGGCCGATGAGGCTACTACCCGAGTAGCCCTCTCGGCGTGTGTAGTATCAGTATGAAGGCACCCTCCGACATATAGCAACTATTTAATTCGGTGTGTCGGTTTTTGTCGGTTCTTTAGCTTTAGATTTAAGGCCATTACCGGCAAGTACGCCGCCTAAAGCTCCGGTTAAGAATATAGCTAAAGTCTGTAGCAGCTGTATAAAATCTCGATCATTAGGAGCTTGAGCCCCTACAGGCTGAGTTACAAAAACAAGCGCATAAACCGCACCCCCTGTAATTACAAAAAAGGTAAGGGCAAGTACCGCACCTATCAGAAAGATTAAGCGAGCGTGGATATCCTCGGGGCTTAGCCTTTTCTTTTCTCTACTCATTTCGCGTAATAAGGTCCTCAGTGCAGGTCCCTGTAACTTCACACTGCGGCTTATTGCACTCAGGCTTTGTCCAGTTTTCGTATTCTTGGCACTCATACCTTACCCATCCTTGATAACCGCACCCTGATAGGAGCAACGTCCCCAACATCGCCCCTATCAGGGCCCGGATCATTTAGAGCCTAGACCGTACTGCTTTTCGCTTGGCTGCAAGGCTTTAAGTAGAGGACCTACTAAGCCTGCGATAAACGCATTAGCTAGTACTTTAGGATCTGTAATACCGGACATATAAAGCGCAACGGCGCTTGCTAGAGCTGCTCGAGCGTATGACTTACCGGCAGCGATTAACTGGTCTTGCATAGTGTTACTCCCTAGTGCCCTTAGAGATTTGTCTAACTATAACCCTAAACTTTCTATTAAGGCTTTAGCCTTGGCAGGTGTCACTTCTACCTCCCAGTGCATCTCATCGGCTCGGCTCTTAAAGTCACCGCCCCATTTCAAGCCGTACTTTTTAGATAGCGCCCGGATCATCGGTACTTTTTCAGCCGGGAATGTGCCCACCTTGCCGAGAGGGTGTTTAGTCGCGTTAAGGTCGATCGCCGTACCGGATGAGTGGCAGGATAATTTATCGGTAGTACCTCGAACCATACGAAAAGCGTAAGCCCAATCGTCAAAAGTTCCCTCGTCGATCGGCTCGATCAGCTCGTGAAACTCAGCCGCAAAGGCCGCCAAGAGTGGGCCCACACTCTCAGCGCACCTAAGCTTACGGTCTGTACCCTTGACCGGATACGCCTTAATTTTTATCTCGTCGGGATCTTTAGAAGCCGGGTATCCGTTATAACTTTTTAGCATTATGAAAGTAGTAGCGCTGCTTCTTCGCCAGTAATGCCTAAACGCTCGAGTAGTGCTGCTTTAGCCTCTGCTTTTTCTTCTTCCGCTTTTAACTTTGCGGCAGCTTCGGCTTTACTTGCTTCTATCGCTGCAATTTCTTCTGGCGTTGCATCTCTGACGAGATCATCTATTTGTATTTTATAAGTCATTTTTTCTCCTTATGAGTTCTGGTAACCATAAACGCGGATTTCGCCGCCAGTCATTGTGCTGGCGCTTCCACCCGTTAATGTAAATGCGGTGTAAGAGTTTGTGTCATTAAGCATCCCCGAATATTTAGCAATAAAATATCCAGTACCGCCGATTGCAGTCGTGTCGATTGTGGTATTTTTCGATAAAAATGGATTTTGCAAATTGATATAGCCAGAATGATTACTGGTTGAGTAATAGCTTGCAGTCCAGCCTGATCCATTGTTGATGTTAAATCCTGTAACTGTAGTTCCAGTCATCGAGACATAATATCCAGACATATAATAACCGGCGCTAGTGCTACCCAGAGTCATTACGGAATTGTTGTTATTTGAGCCAGCTCCACCATTAATTGTAATCAAGTAATTGTCATAAGTTGCGCTAAATGCGCCTGTAACGGTCACTGATGATACGGCCGATCCGATTGTCTGTGACTTAATAAAAGTCAATCCACTTGCGCTTGTCGGAGTGGCCCATTTCAGGCCAGTAGCGGTTGATGAGTCCGCAGTCAAAACTTGATTATCTGTGCCGACTGCCAATCGGCTTACCGTGTCGGCTGCCGTTGCTGCAATTAAATCGCCTTTAGCATCGACGATTGATTTTGCTACCGCCCCATTAGCAAGGTCATAAGTAGTTTTAACCGCATTAGCCGTAGCTGCAAGAGTAGTAGAGGTGCTAGAGGTAGAGTCTGATAATTGCACTGCTCCAAGATTTGACGTAGTACCGCTGAGAATACCTACGGTAACGGTACCCGAGGTACCTCCACCGGTAAGAGGGCTTGATACTGTAACTCCTGTAATATCACCGGCAGCATCAGTAACCCATACGAAATCCATATCGGTATTAGAGTTTTTAGCTAGTACTTGGCCGCTAGTGCCGCCTTTAAGATCGACAAGCGAGGCATCTATAGAGTCACCGAGAGCCTCGATCGCAGTAGCACCATCTTTTACGAGGTCTGTCGAGGTCGGTACGGGCCAGTTAAAATTAGGGGTTACGGTTGCCATTAAGTGAGTCCTCCAAAAGCGTTTTCCCAGATAAGAGTAGCATTTACTCCAGTCCAAATTAGGTTAGACGGGCTAACCGTGTCCCACTGTGGCGCGACCAGTGAGAAATCTGTAGGGCTAAGTGTGAGGGTTAGATCGACATAACCCGGAGTAGCCTTTATAGCAAAGCCCTCGACAAAGCCATTAAAAGAGCCGTTAAACATATTAATAGGCAGATCGTTAATTATTACGGGCTCGCCAAAAAACGCATCTATGAGCTTGTCTCGCTCGGCATCGGGCAGCTCTGAGTTATCGAGCCTAAAGGTAATGCTCTGTAGCTGCTCTCGAGGGATCGCTCGGAGCCCTAGCTCTCGGGTCATAAGGGTATTTACATCAGCTAAGTTATGGAGATTAGTCGTAACGCTGCGTTGATAACGGCCGTAGTTAGCGATTGAGTCTGCATCGAGGGCCGAGGCTTGGCTATTGTAATTATTGCCATAGTTGAATACTAAAGAGTTACGGATCTTGCCTATCTGAAGGATAGATTTAACCGTAGACGGTATAGCGTAATTGGCCGATAAATTGGTATAGCCATTAGCTGAGAGATAAGCCGTACGATGGTCCGTATCGGCGTAGCAGACTCGCCCGGCCTTATCTTCGTATATCTGGCCTTGTGCGCTTTGTGCTATTTGAGCGCAGAGGTTATAGCTGATAGCCGGATCAGCTGCTCGAGAGATCATCTCGTAAAGGCCCGGCTGATCTATCTCGCCTAGACCTACGTTTTCAGCATTGGCCCACGTAGTCGTAGGGTCATAGTTGAACCACTGTAGGGCAGGAGCGACCTCAAACCACGAGTTAATAAGCAGCTCGTTAAGTATGTCGTATATCTGATCGCCGTCCGTATCCTTAGCTAAGGCATCGGGAAATAGGGCTTTAGTAAGCTTGGCTAGAGATCCGACCGCCAATATATTACCAATTGTTATAAATCCCGTTTCCTCAGGCGATCTTACCGAGATACCAAAATCGGATACCTCGCCGCCAAAAACGGGCACATAAGCACCGGCGCTATTTTTAAGTTCGAGGGTAAGAGAGTCGGTTACGTCGATATCAAAAGCCGAATTATCGAGGTTAATGATCTCCATACGTGCGTAGCCTGCGTTGCACTGTAAGTCGATGTCATCGCGGCCAGTAGCCATATTTACACTGAGCACGTTATCGTAGACAGTAGTACCTACAATAATGCGCCATTCAGGCAGCCACGTACTCATAGCAGATAGTTACCAGAGCCGCGATTAACTGAGGTACCTCGGTAGCTCGATTGATTAAGTAGATCCTCAACGGCTCTAGCGATTGCTTCAGGATCTCCTATACCGGTATTAATTGTGAGCTCTACGCTTTGACCGGGAAATCCCATAGTAGGGTTATAGCCGTAGTTAGGAGCAGGCTCGGTTAGTGTAGGCATAGGTGCGATATAGCCCGGATTAACGCCAGCAATAACGCCAGCTGCTAAACCGCCAAGCGGCCCATTTTCTATAAAACTCATTGAGCGACCCGTACCACCGCCGCCGCCACCGCCGCCGCCACCGCCGCCGCCAATACCATTTAGTGCATTTTGATAATCTTTAAGAGCTGCTAGGCGCTGATCGTCTGCCGCCTTTTGAGCTATGGCTATGCGGTCGATCATAGAAAGCTCGCTTGACTCAAGCAAAAGGTTAGCCGTAGCGGCTGCGTTATAGGTTTTACTAATAGCAGCTAAACGCGCTATCTCTGTAAGTTGGATTTGTACGCGCTCGTTATAAGCCTCTTTAGCCATAAGGGTACCGGCAGCCGTTATCGCAGCGTTATATTTCTTAAACGCCTCCTCGCGTGCAAGCTCTTTATCCCCCTCGGCCATACGGCTACTGTTAATAACCTTTAGCTCTGTAAGTAGCTGAGTATTAAGAAATCCAAGCGTAGCGTTACTAATTTCGGTCACGCCTGCTAAGCGTTGCATATCCGCGTTTTTCTGAAAGGCTGCAAGCTCGCCTATTTTCTTAAGAGCTGCATCGCCTTTGTCCTCCTCGATCAACATAAGAGCTTCGAGGCGTAGCTTTGTCTCTTTGTCGTATGTAGCCTGTAGAGCTGCAGTGAGTGAGATCCGTGTGCTATCAAAAACGGCAGCGGCTTTAGTTAGCGCTAGCTTCTGCTTTTCAGCCTTAGCGGCTTTAGCCGTTGCGGCCGCTAACTCTTTAGCGCGCTTGGCGGCGGCTGCCTCGGCCTTTTTACGAGCTGCTTCGTTAGGATCGACGTATCCGGGTCCTAACGCTGAGCTAGGGTAACCGCCCATACGTTGAGGAGTCTCTGGGGCCAGTCCCCGTATTGTTTCCAATATCTGACCCGGCAAACTAAACTTAACTATCTGAGGGTAGATATCCGTAAGATATTTTTCTACGCCGGGTAATTTCTTAAACTCTGCGATCATCGTAGCCAAGCCTGTAATAACTTCGCTCGTATATGTCGCTAGATTTTGCATAGCATCGGCTATAGGCTGCACCGTGTTACCTTCGCCAGCTAAAAGGCTTAAAGAGTCCACCAAACTTTTACCAATAGTTTCGCTAGCTTCGCCAGCCGCGTTAGATAGTATGCCCATTTTGCCGGCATAAGTAGTTAGGTAGGTAGCATTAGCTCCCGTGAATTGCTTAGTAAGTCTCTCTTGTACATCGGCAAAGCTCATAGTTTTAAGCTCGGCCTGAGATAAACCTAGCGAGTATTTACGTAAACCTCGTGTCTGCCCTACATATGCAAGAGAGAGATCCTGTACGACTGTCTCAAAATCGACCCCAGAGCCGCGACTTATGTCTAGAGCTTGGCTTAGTAATTCTGTAGATTTAGTAACTGAGCCGGTAGTCTGTAAAAGCTTTTGCATACTTGGCCTAAGTTGGTCATCGGTCACGCCGGAGGCGCGAGATAACTGACTTATAAACTCCTCGATACGTGGAGTCTCAAAAGCCAAACCTAGATTTTTAACCGACAAAGCCAAACGTGAGGCAGCCTTTTCATCATCAACGAACGCTTTTACGGCAGCTTTACCAAACTGGGCTATTTTTTGTACGCTAAAGGCGGCGGCAAAAGTTGCCCCTAATCTTTTGGCACCTTTCTCAAAAGCACCTATTTGCTTTTGACCTTTATTAAGAGCTTTACCATCAAAAGTAGTAACGGCGCTTACGACCATACTAGGTAGCTTGGATACCATTTATGCCGCCTTTGTGTATGAGCCTTGATTAAAGGCATTAATAGTATTTTCTAAAGCTCTTAATACCGCATCTTGAGCTTTACCTTGATCCTCGTGCCACGCTCTAAAAATCATACGACCGCGCTCCTCACGGGTAGTGCCATAGAGAGGCCCCATACGGCTTACAAAGTGTTCACCGGCTCCTGGGTTATTAGAGCGGTAGCCCTTACGCGAGGTAGTTTCGGCTCGGCCAGCGGTTTCGTAGATCGCGCCTGCAGCTGAGCCATTAGCTACAAAGTACAAAGCTCGCCAGCCATTTTTATTACGATCGCTGCCGCCAGATTTGTAGTAAATACCTTTTTTAACTGTCTCGTAATCATAAAGTGGAAATAGGCGCACTCGGCCTTCAGTATTAAAAGTCCTAAAAGCCGAATTACGTGCCGTGATCTTTTGCCCTACTGTGTTCTCGTTCCAGCCATAAAGGTTATCCGGCTGAGGCGATGGTGCGTATCCTCTAGCCTTATCCCGAATAGGGATCATCGCAGCTTTGATCTCTTTGTTCATATTTTTTAAGAGCTCAGGATCTACCTTACGGATAGCTTTAATAGTGGCCTTAGCGCCTTTTACTTCTATTGGCATACTGCTCGGCCTCCTTAGCTTGATCGTTTAACACTTGTATTAACATCTTGTACATCTCGTAATCGAGATCGAGTATCGCTTGAGGCGAGATCCCTAACCGGATAGATAGCTGAGCCACCTGATAGGTTAGGGAATCTCGCCCTAGCTTAAAGGTTCATCGTCGAGGACCTCGACCTCTGAAAGCGTATCGAGAAATTCTGGACCATAACTTTTTACGGTTTCGCCAGACGTTCTAATACACTCCCAAGCCAGCCAATAAAGATGTTCTTGCTTCTCATCTTCTCTAAAGGCTTTTCTAAAACCTTTTTTAGCGTAAAGCTCAAAGGCCACCTCAATACGCGGCGTAATTTGATGCTCTGTTACCTCGCCGGTAGCCCTTTTGATTTTGAGTCGTGCCATTTGTTGCCCCTTTGCTAGTTGGTTATGGTGTGGTGTCTACTACGATTACTGAATTACAAGTAAACGTAATCGACTGGCTACTGATATCACCGACGGCCCCGTTAATGTCGGTGGTGTTGTTTACCAAAATTGTGCTCTGGTACTCAGGATTGGTCGTAGAAACTGCCGCGCTTGTCTGCTTAAGCGTAATAGGTACCGTAGTACCCCACGCAGCCTGCAGTGCAGCTCTTACTGCGCCTTGACCGCTTGCCGCATTATCGTTAAGAAAATCAAGAGTAATAGTTGAGGTTTCGAGTCCTTTAGCATACTTACGAGCATTATCGCCCATAGCAGTAACTTCTAGTTCCTCAAATACTCGGTTAATTGTTGCGCTTGTTACGTGATCTGAGAGGTCTACCGAGTTAAGGGTTACGACCACTCCATTTGATAAGAATACGGCCATTGACCTATTCCTCGCTTTCAGTAGTTGGTGTTGGTGTTGGTTTTTCTTTTGCTACTTT